CAGAGGCACATATGGCGAGACGGGCATTCGGGTCAATCCTCACCCACAAAAGCAACGGCAGCACCTACTACATCGCTGTCTACCACTCCCCCATAAACTCCAAACGCATCACCAAAATATTCCCTTATACCGCAGAAGGGAAAACCGCTGCAGCCAGTTACCTTGATACTGTCCACCTGCAGATACAGGCAGGAGCGTGGCAGCCGCCCATGCAAAGGAAGGCACGTAATACGGTTAAACATATCACATTTGATACTTACTGGCCTGGTTGGGTAGAAAACAGGCATAAGGCTGATGGGAGCCGAATCAAAGAAAGCAGCAGATCCAAATACGTCAGCACAATCACCAGACACCTCTCCCCTTATTTCGGTTCAATGCCACTTACTGACATTACGGCGAAAGACGTTCAAGACTGGTATGATAAGCAGCCCATTAGCCAAGACGGCCGAGGCACACATTCCAGATATCGCTCTTACCGTACCCTGCACGCAATCCTGGAGTCTGCAGCTACAGAACCTATTGACCCTCAAGGGGATACAATAATACCAACGAACCCCTGTCGTTTGAAACTGCAACGTCCTAAAACGCATCATACAGCGGTAATCGCAGAAATAAGCGATCTGGATAAGCTTGCTGCATCACTACCCGCCCATCTTGCGTTAACCGTACATATTGCTGGGATCGTAGGGTTGCGTGTGGGTGAAGTATGTGCTCTTCAACGGCAGGATATTGATACTATTAACCACATAATCCACGTACGGCACAGTATGATGGAAGTATATAAAAATGGGCATCGGCATATAGAACTATCTACCCCTAAAACTACCACAAGCATACGGGACGCATCATACCCAGAATCCTTAAACAAGCAAATAGAACTACACCTAGACACGTATGTGAAACCTGAACCGGACGCCCAAGTGTTTACTGGACAAACAGGGAGCCTGTTAGCCCCGCAATCATTAAAAAATGCGTGGAATAAAGCCAAAGAGCGCACAGGGATCACTGGAATATGGTTCCACGACCTGAGGAAAACCGCATTAACACGCATGGTAGAAGCCGGAGCCACCGTGGGCGAGGTTATGGCACAAGCCGGACACGCCAGTATCGACGTAGCATCACAATACCAAAAACAATCCCAATCCCACCACCAAAAAGTTATGGAAAGCCTTGATACGATGATTACAGAACATAAAAGTGACAAAAAACACGAAAACCCAACTGGAAACAACAACACGCTTATAGAACTGTTAAGATCTCTTCCCGAAAAGCAACAGACAGAAATAATCGCGAATCTCCCGGCAGAAAAACAAATAGAAGTACTCTCCTATCTCCTCGCGTGAGAAGATACACTTTATCCCCCAATGCACTGCACTAACATTGATCTCCTATATAGAGATAGTAAAGGGACGATACCGCTGGAACTGGGATTCAGAAAGTATCTGCTGGTAGTCGTGTAATACCTGCAGTGTTACATCCAGCTGAACGGCTATAGCATAGGTATTCCCGTCATAGACCCTCTCAGCGTTCGCATAGTCAAGCGGATCAATCAGCCATAAGGCTGTTTCTTTACGGGCTCGCCATTCACTTTTAGGATCGCGTCCAGTATCGTGATGCTTAGCATGGATGAGTTCATGAGCAAGCGCACAGCGTTTCTGCCTGCCATTCAACCCTACGGATAGGTAGATGATATGCTTCCGGTCGTCATACAGTGCGTTAAGGTCATCCGCTATACGCTTTTCTCTGATCTGTATGCCTATCTGGTCGGCCGTATTATACAGGTCTGATAATCGTGTGCTCACCTATACCCTCCTTCACTAAATGAATTTAGGTAAGCATTACAGGATAATCTAGGAAAAAGACAAACAAAACACCTATAAGAAAAATTAAAGATAAAGGGATCATATAATGATAGAATCGAGAGAAACATAAAGTTGTAAGTAGTAATGCATGAAAAATGACAGTGATATATGTACTGTAAAAGGAGGTGCCACAATGACAACATTAGAGGCAATGGATGTCGCAAATATTTTTATATCACGACATGGATCTGAACTATATCTGACAAATCTTAAGCTTAACAAGCTTGTTTATTACGCTCAGGTTGAGTCATTGCGTGAAACTGGTAGCCCCCTTTTTGCTGATACTATTGAAGCGTGGGGTTATGGTCCTGTTGAACCAAATGTATATCATAATTTTAAGCTCTTTGGTGATAGGCAGATTAAGAATCCTTTAGGTGCTTATACTGATGATCCTTATGCTAATAGGATTGTTGATATAGTAACCGAGAAGTATGGATTCCTGACAGCGTTCGATTTAGTTAACTACTCTCATCGCAATGGCGGAGCATGGAAATCGGTTTATGACGGTACTCGTAATAAGCCAATTGATGTAGATGTGATCCTTAATTCTCGAGATGTCAAGGACTACCCTCAAATGGCTGGAACACTTGCCCAGAGCGTTAACGACGTCAACAACCAATTCGCCAATGCGCTGAGACTACTCGGTGACGCTTAAAGAAATGCGTATATGTCCTATCATTATCGATGACGAGCATCAACTTAAAGATCTTGCAGATAGCATAATGGAATTCCATAGTGCTGTCATAAAGATAAAGGGTTATGCAGGGAGCGATGCCCAAGAGGACGGAAGACAACCTCAAGAAAAGGAACGATTAGAGACAATTCTTGATACCGTCTTCTGTCCACTCTTTGGAGACTCTCTCGAAAACCGATTTAAGGATTCCTTTGCCCAACTCGCGCATTGTATGGTGATAATTGCTAAGGATCATATCTTCTTGGACGGGAATAAAAGAACTGCAGTAATGTGTATATCAATATGGTATAAATACGGACTAAAACTAGATATCAAAGATCCCCCTAACCCGGAAGATAACCCTTTATACAAGTGGATAGAAGATATCGTAAAAAAAGAAAAAACTGAAGATGACCTCGCAGATTATCTAAGGCAGCACCAATTAAACTGACAGTTCTACAAACCAATTAGCCTCATTAAACTGGGCAAACGTGATCTTGCCCTCCTAGAACTGTTCCGTAAGCTCAGCAAGACTATCAACCTGCTCCCTAGTCACCTCAGCATGCTCAATCTTCACCGAATGAAGAACCGGCGACTGAACAGCTTCATGCACAGGAACCTGCGCCTTACGAACAGCGTTATTTACTTCTGTAGCAAAACGCATTGCAATGTTCATATCTTTATTTTTTACTTCGGTCATCCATGCAAAATCGGGACCTTCAATACACAGGTATTTCTCTCCATCTTTTTTCTTTTGCATGGCGAATGCAAAAATTCCAAGTAACAACAACCGAGTAAAGGTAACTCGTTTCTCAATATCACTACCATTTTCTACGCGCGCAGATACTCCAGTGAGTGGATGAGTTTCTTTCCCGCAAGAGATACTATTATCTCTGAGTTTAATAATCTTAAAATCATTAGTAGCGAACATTTTCAACATAACTGATTCCTTTTTCTTATTATGTTTTTGCTATATGGAAGTTATTATACAGCTTTTTATGCTCCCCAATCCTCGTATTCGGATTCGAGTTTCTTATTAGGATCCCTGTTAGCCGCCAAAGCCAAATCATCAGAGATATCATTTTCCTGCTCTGGAGATTCTGAATTGCCTTCTTCTTTTAGTGCGACTCTTTTTATTAGCATATCTAAAGTATCAGATGGGATGCGATTGAAGGATAGGCATAAGGACGTAAATTCTTCTAAGGTAGGCGTGCCATGTCTCTTGTTTAGCAGATCCATAACGCGGCTAAATTTAATGCCTGATATTTCTGCTAATTTTCTGTATGGCATATTTGACCTAAGTTCTGAAAAAAAATCCGCTACTTCATTGTCGAGTGGCGACCATGTACGTGATGTAATCGGCATAAATATAGCTTATCATTGTTGATTGAACTTTGCAACACGCCGAAAGTAATTAATTGACATATGATTGAACTTTCGTTATTCTAGTCAGTATGAATGAAAGTTCAATCAAGATTAGTAGAAAAGCAGTACAGACTATCAAGCGTACGGCTTTAGCCAACGAGATCACACTTAAAGATCTCGCTCCACGATTAGGTATCAATCGGCAGACATTAGCTGAACGATTCAATCGCAAGGAAATGAAATTAGATGAGTTCGTAGCTGCAAGCCACGAACTCGGAATCAGCGCATATCAAGTGCTCAAAACTGCCGAAGAAGAGGTGGAGTGATGAAGGAGGTTAACGAAATGATGTTTTCAATCCTGTTTGTCTCGATTATAAGCCTGGCTGCATCAGTGGTAAGCATGATAATAGCACATAAAATGTGCGTAGTAGCTCGTGAAACGGCTGAGCTTAATCGTGTGTTGGCAGAACGGTATGCCACTCTTGCCGATCTTGTTTTCTTGCGTATACGCGCTGCTGACGCCGCGGCTGTCCGCATATCCATACAGAGAATTTTACCGCAAAGGGCTAAGTACAAAAGGCTAAGAAGAAGGCGCAGCCATCCCCCACTATCTCGATACGCCGCGACACGCCTTTATTAACAAGGGTTAATTTCTGCAAAGATAAAAATTCAGGGCAATATCGGCGTGTTATTACGCATTCGCCACAAAATAAGAATAGAATAGTGGTATTGATGCAAAGGATGATCCTTACGCATCCCTTACAGAAAGGAGCCCTTATGGACGAACGCAAGTCCGGAAGCGGCTGGAAGTTTTTCGCATTGATTTTCGGCGCCCTGTTAGCCGGATTAGTTGGCTTTTATATCTACAAGCAGCAGAACCCTGAGTACGACCCATGGGAAGAACCGTGGGAGAACAGCTCATCACCAGTCGAGCTGGATCTTGACGATGAAGAGGAAAACGAAGCTGCCGAAGAAGAGGTGGAGTGATGAAGGAGGTTAACGAAATGATGTTTTCAATCCTGTTTGTCTCGATTATAAGCCTGGCTGCATCAGTGGTAAGCATGATAATAGCACATAAAATGTGCGTAGTAGCTCGTGAAACGGCTGAGCTTAATCGTGTGTTGGCAGAACGGTATGCCACTCTTGCCGATCTTGTTTATTCGGGTCATGCCGCCAGCTCATCATACGCGGCCGGCTGAGAGCTAGACGAGTCACCCGACGCGGCACCTATCACATCAGCGTCCAAAGCATACACGAATTCTTAGGAGATAAATAATGACACAGAAAACAAAAGACAGGATTACCGCTGTGGCTCTCAGCGTGTTTGCGGTGGTAAGTACATGGGTGACATGGGATATGCGATTCCAGTTTGACCGTCATCCTGACATGTTTACGTTCTTTCTTTTTATCGTCTATGCGGTTCTCCTGACAGTTACTGCAGTTGTTTCTTGGACGCTGTGGACCCGGGAGGGGAAGGAGGATAGCAGACAATAGGTAACTCTTTTTCAGTGATTATAGGTTCATCAAATTTAGGTAGAAAGGAAAATGAAAAATGATAGTGATTACTCTCTTGGAGTGGGGTGGCATTGCTCTCTTATCGATTGTCATGCTGCTTTTCTTGGGAGTTATTCTCGTGATTGGCGTGACGGCGATCTATGAGAATGCTCGTGAGATACATGAGAAAAAAACAGGCCAGATTCTTGCTCACCATAAGACTGAGATTAAAGCTCTGGTTCAAGAGTATTGGGAGGATCTGGAGAAAGCTGGTGCACAATGATTCTCACTGATCATTCAGATTCCCAGTTACGTGTTTTCTATGCTACTGATTTACGGTTATCGTATAACGCTTTCAAGGCTAAATGGCGTATCGGTAAGACATATGAGTATGCTGTTCCGGAAAAGCATGATACGGTTCTTTCGCGTCTTGACTACATCAAATATTTAACTGATAAGCGTCGCCAGTTGGCTGAAGAGTATGTAGAAATGATGGGAGAGTAATCATGGCTACGTTACAGCGTCTTATTGAGATTACTCCTCACACGACTATTACTGATATTAGTCTGGTGCGTAGGAATGATATCCTTCAAACGCTTTCCGGCAACTATTACATTGTTGATAGTGCTGTCCATACGTCAGATGGGGATACTTTTCTGTATATCGTGTTCCAGGATGCGCAAACTAAATGCGCGATGAAGATAGATCCTAATAGTTTTAAGGAAGCTTATCGTATCGAGATTCTGGAGAGTACACGTGTAAGCGTACCGGGTTATCTTGCCCGCAAGAAAGTAGGGGTATTGTCATGATAATACAAGCTTATCCTGAACCGGACATGTTTGCTGCTGGCCAGTACCATTTTGATCTGACTATCCCGGGTGATCCCGTACCTAAAGCACGCCCACGTGTGCTTAATGGTCATGGGGTGACTCCCGCACAGACTCGTAGCAGGGAAGACTATATCCGCAGCCTGTTCACACAGAAATATCCTGACACGAAGCCGTTAGAATGCCCTGTAGAGATTACGATGCGGTTTTATATGCCAGATCATCGTACACGCGATTTCGACAATCTAGCAAAACTGGTCACGGATGCGCTTAACGGGCTGGCTTACAAAGATGACCGGTATATTACTTCCGCAATCATTTACAAGATACTCCCCAGTATCCACGTGCCAGGCGTAAAGGGTGCGCGGAAACGCATCAAGGGGGATCCTCTTACAGACCGTCAGGGGAACCCGTATGAGCCGCACACACAAATACGCATCATGGCGGACTATCTAGAGGAAGATATCCCCCTGATAATCCCCGAACAGTAACAACAAGAACATCAAAAGTTTTTTTAGAAAAGGAATACTCATCATGGACTATATAACACTATCGGTAATGAAATATCACTTGAAGGATGATGCTGTAGAAACTATCTCGAAAAAAGAGGCTGTCCAATCTCGTTTTATTACTGACAGGATTGGGACAACGGATGATATTGAAGAAGATTTCTCACTGGCTAAGAAGCTGGTAGAGATCCTTACCCCGTATTTCGAGGAGGCGTAAATGACAGGATCAGTAGCGCCAGTAAAAATGTGGCATCGTAGTCGCGGTCTGAAAGATACAGACATGTTTACTGTCTTGCGGTATGATCAACGGTCTGCTGTGGATCGCCAGGCAGCTTGGCAGGCGAGTCGCATGCAGGGAGTAGGCGGCAGTGATATGAGCAGTATTATGGGGCTTAACCCGTATGCTACTCCGTATGATGTATGGCTGAAGAAAACCGGGCGTGCTCAGCAGGAAGATATTAGTGATAAGTGGGCTGTCCTTAAGGGTAATACTCTTGAGGGAATCCTTATCAAACGGTTTGCCAAACTTCACCCGGAAATGGAAGTATTGGTTGGAGCTAAATACACTCTTATCTCGAAAACCCATCCGTGTATGAGAGCTAACCTGGATGCAATACTTTACGATAAAACATCCAGGACGTTTGGTGTCCTAGAAATCAAGACAGCGAACGCATCACGTGGCCGCAATGATTGGCATGATGATAATGGGGATATTACGTACCCGGATTACTACTATCCGCAGGTAGCCCATTATCTTGCCGTGACCGGCTGGCAGTGGGGATACTTTTATGCGGATATCGGCGAAAGTGAGCCTGTGGAAGTTAAGTTCTCCCGTGATGAAGACGATATACAGGCCGTTATCCGTTCTGCGGAAGATTTCTGGGGGTACGTCCAGCGTAATGAAATGCCCGATCTGACCGGCATAGATATTGTTAAAGCGTTTCCCGAGGATGACGGGACTACCACGGAAATACATGATAAAGAGTTCGATGATCTGTGTGACAGGTACTCTCAGATCAATAATGATATGAGTATCTTAAAACTGCAGAAAACAGATATCTCAGATAAGTTGAAGACCTATTTTGAGAAGAACGCTACTGCAGTATCTGACACGTGGAAAGCATCTTATAAGACAACCCACTATAAGGGGTATACAAAAGTTGTACAACCGTACGATGCCCGTATTTTGCGGGTCTCTGTGAACAAGAAACCATCCCACAAGTAGAAAAGAGGCTTATGATGGGACAATTAGCACAAACTGCACGATCACGGCAGTTGAAACCTATGGTGAGGCCGGATCAGCAGCTAAAAGATATTATGGCAAGGAACTGGCCGCGTATCGCACAGGTCATCGGTAATAATATGAGCCCGGAACGGCTTTACCAGCTATGCGTGTCCACGATCAACCGTGAACCTAAACTGGCTGAATGCACCGTAGAATCAGTGTTAAGCTGCTTCATGAAATGCTCAGCACTCGGTTTGGAACCTTCCACTGTAGACGGCTTGGGGAAAGCGTATATTCTCCCGTATGGGAATAAGAATCTGAACGGGCGGAAAGAAGCCACGTTTATCCTTGGGTATAAGGGTATGCTTGAGCTTGCCCGCCGGTCTGGAGAACTTAAATCTATTGACGTGCAGGCTGTTTTTAAGGGTGACGATTTCAAGCTGTCTAAGACCAGTGAGGGCACGAAGTTCAGTCTCACTCAGGACTTTGCTGCGCCGCATGGCAAAGACACACTGCAGTGCGTGTATGTAGATGCTCACTTTAATAATGGCGGATCCTACTTCGAAGTGATGACCAAAGCAGAGATTGATACGATCATGCGCACATCACCAAGTTTTAAAAGCAGTAGCAGCCCATGGAAAACACATTATGTGGAGATGGCTCGTAAAACTGCGTTGCGTCATGCTTTCAAAATGCTTCCTGTCTCAGTGAACGCGCAGAATGCTGCAGCAGCTGATGATACTACTCCTGACTATTCTGATGTGTTCCGTCCTATTATTGAGCATTCTACAGATCAAGTGATTGATGCTGAAGCTCGCCCAGTATCTGAGGATACCACGGGCGAACTGCCAGCAGAGCAGGATGATTTGCAGAAGAGCCAGCCGGATGCTCCTGTGTATTCGCATGTCAAGCTGGTTGATGACATGTATGCCGCATTCAGCGATATTGGTGTTGAGGATGCTGCTGTTATTCGGGCTACTGTGAACAGGGTTGCCGGTAGGCCTGTGAAATCCCCTCTTGACCTGTCGGATGATGAGATCCGCGCAGTTATTGAGGATACCCGTGAGATAGGTGAAAAGTAGGGGCTCATGGACTATCAGCAGTTTTTGGAAAGGAAGAAACTGCGCGAACCGTTGACTGGCATTAGGGTAAACGCGCAGGATCTTCACCCCTTCCTGTTTGACTGGCAGCGCCGTATTGTTACGTGGGCTGTCCGCGTGGGGCGAGCAGCCATTTGGGCTGATACTGGTCTGGGTAAGACTGTGATGCAGCTGGAATGGGCACGCCAGTTTACTGGGGTACGTCTTATTATCGCACCTTTAGCTGTGTGTGCGCAAACAAGCCGCGAAGCTCGTAAACTGGGTATGTCTGTGCCTTATGTGACGTCTGATGCTCGTATTGCTCATGATGGTGTGTATGTGACGAATTATGAGCGTGTGACTGATTTCGATCCTAAGCGTATCACGGCTGTTGTCCTGGACGAGGCGTCGATCCTGAAACAGTCTGATGGTAAGACTCGTAGCCTGCTGATCAACCATTTTAAGGATGTGCCGTACCGTTTGGCGTGCACAGCTACGCCTGCTCCTAATGATCCGGAAGAGTTGACGAATCAGGCGGAGTTTCTTGGCCATTCTACTCGTGTGAGGATGCTGGCTGCCTATTTTGTGCATGATCAGGATGGGTGGCGGTTGAAGGGGCATGCGAGGGCTCCTATGATGCGGTGGATGAGCTCATGGGCTGTAGCGTTAAGCAAACCTAGTGATATCGGTGGGGATGATACAGGGTATAAGCTGCCCGGTTTGGAAACTACCGTGGACATTGTCCCATACAAAGGGAGCATCCCGGAAGGGCAGCTGTTTGCTGCAGATCTTGGCGGTGTGGGAGGCCGTGCACGGGTCCGTAAGGAAACGCTCGCGCAGCGGGTTGAGGAAACTCTGCGGCTTATAGAAGCTGAGCCTGATGAACAGTGGATTATCTGGTGTGGGCTTAACAGTGAAGCCGATATGATTGCCCGTCGTATTCCTGGAGCAGTGAATGTGAAAGGGGCGATGAGCCCGGAAGATAAAGCGCAAGCATTCCTAGATTTTGCTGATAGAAAGATTCGTGTGCTGGTGACAAAAAGTCAGATGGCTTCCTTTGGGCTGAACTGGCAGAACTGTGCACGCATGATCTTCTGCGGGCTCAATGATAGTTGGGAATCCTACTATCAGAGTATCCGCCGATGCTACCGGTTCGGTCAGACACGGCCAGTACATGTGCATATCGTTATCAGTGAGCTTGAACAGGAAATCGCAAGCAATATCACCCGTAAAGAACGTGAAGCTACCTCGTTGAGTAAAGAGCTTATCGACACTATGAACACTATGGGAAGTTTTAAGACAGCAAAAGGAGCATCACATGAGTGAAGACATGTATACAACTGATGAGGCTACAGGAACTAACTGGACTTTGTGGAATGGTGATTCCTGCGAACGTATGCAGGAAATGGATAATAACAGTGTAGACCTGTCCGCCAGCCTCTACACTTATTCTGATAGTATCCGCGATTTGGGTAACTCAACGGATAGAGCACAGTTCCTGGAGCATTACAGGTTTATTATTGATCAGCTTCTTCGCGTCACGAAACCAGGCAGGCTGGCCTGCGTCCATGTCCAGCAGCTAACCACAACAAAAGCAACGCATGGAGTGATCGGGCTTACTGATTTCCGCGGGGATATTATCCGAGCTTACATAGAAGCCGGGTGGGTTTTCCATGGTGAGGTTACTGTGAATAAGAATCCGCAGGCGCAGGCTATCCGTACGAAAGCGCAAAGCCTCATGTTCGTAACAAAGAACAGGGATAGCAGTATGAGCCGGCCAGCATTAGCAGATTACCTGCTGCTGTTCCGTAAACCGGGTGATAATGCTGTGCCGATCAAAACAGACGTGTCTAATGATGAGTGGATTAAATGGGCGGAACCCGTATGGTGGGATATCCGGGAAACAAATACTCTGAACGAACGTTTAGGACGTGAAGATACGGATGAACGTCATATATGTCCGCTTCAACTGGATTTTATTGACCGGTGCATCAGATTGTGGAGCAATAAGGATGAACTTGTTTTTGACCCGTTTGGCGGTTTAGGATCCACACCTTACGAGGCGGTCAAGCTCGGGCGTAAAGGCATGAGTATCGAACTGAAACACTCGTATTGGGTGGAATCGGTCAAACTGATCAGTCAGCTGGATAAACAGCTGAATACAGCAACCCTCTTCTAAAACTGGAGTATTTATGGTAGCGGCTACAAGTGGATACGCGAGGTTATCTAACCGGTTCTGGCGGACAACGAGCATCAGGAAGATGCGTCGAGTGAATCCTGCTGCAGCAATACTGTACGTGATGTCTATCAGCTTCGCCAGTGATGATCTTAATGATGGATATCTGTCCGAGGATGATGTGTATGAGAATCTTCTCGCGAACGATGAAGAGATTACCTATCTGGTGGATAACGGTTTTTGGACACCCGTTGAGTCCGGTGGATGGCAGATTACAAGCTATCTCGACTATAACATGTCGTGCGATGAAGTGAAGGGGCAGCGTGAACAGGTTCGTGAACGTGTCCAGGAGCATCGCCGTAAGAAAAAGCAGGATAGTGAAACCGTTGAAAATACTAGTGTTCCAGACTGTAACGGTGATGTAACGCGTTACAGTAGCGTTACAAAAGAAAGTGTAACGCGTTACAAACAAGAATGTAACACGAATGTAACGCCCCTAAACTATAAACATAAAACTATAAACAATAAACCTAAAAAAGAAAATTCCAAAGAAAAAAATTCCGACAAATCGGAAATCGCGTCTGAGGATCCTCCCGAGCTGATCGATCCGGAGTATTCCAGCGAGTTTGAACAGTTCTGGCAGGTGTATCCGAAAAAAGTCGGCAAGCGTCGAGCCTTCCAAGCGTGGCGAAGCTCTGCCCGGAATCGTCCTAACCTGCCGTTCGTGCTGTCCAAGCTCACAGCCTATGCCGCACTGCCCGAAGTGAAAGACGGCTACGCACTCAACCCCGCCCGATGGATTGATGAACGACGGTGGGAAGACACATGGCAACCTCAACCTCAAGCCGGACAATCCCGGCATCCGCCCGCCAGTCGGAGCGAGGCAAACCTGCAGCACAACCTCGCCCTGATCCAAAAAATCGCAGCAGAAGAACATCACAAAAACCCACCACTCGGATTGGAAACCTCATGAATCGAACAGAAACCGCGCAACTCGTCACCACGATCTACGCCCACCATCACGCCCAAGCATCCGAAGTGGATGTGAACCTGTTCTTTAACGAACTGGATCCGGATATGAGCATTCGGGATGCGATGGAAGCCGTACGATGTTTCTATGCCGAAAACACTACCGGCAGATGGATGGGATCGGGTGACGTCAATGCGGCAGTACGACGGATGATCCGCAAGCGCATACCCGACGATGCTACAATCACCCGCCTCATCATTAAGTATGACATTCCGTCGGAACGCCAGTTGGAATTTGTGCGACGCCTCGTCCGACAATCCGCCAAAGGCATCAGCTTTGATGCAGCGGTATCCAGCGCAGTGAAAGTTATTGAAGCGAAAGAGGGTGACCGGTGAACCTGCGTAAACACTACTCGCACACACTGCGTGCTCTCGCCTATCAGATGCGACTGTTAGAGCGCCTCCAATACCGCGAATATCGGCTTACTGAACGGTCTTCTGGCGGCAGGAGCGGTATGAGTGCCAGCCCTACGCTTATCGACATGCATGCAGCTGACCTGCTCGCCGAAACAGAGATCACACTCCAGGATATTGCCGCACAAGTCGGATTGTGGGGTGATTGGAGGAAACTGCTGCACGTGATGCACAACAAGCTCGGCGACCTATCTACACTACCAACAGTGAATTGGGATATCCGCCAGTTAGAAGCCTATCTGGCAAGGATCCGTGCAGTCACCGACCGCAGCCCACACAAACCCTTCATCGGGATCTGCACGAACTGTGGACGCAACATTTACGCTGACCCGCAGGAGACACTACAGCAATGCGCATGCAAGCACATCAGATCCGGGAAACAACCCGCATCCAGTGGGAACGTATGCACATCACCACCACGCCAGCCGGTGCAGCCCGATTCTGTACAGAACAAACCGGAAAAACAATCACCGCCAGTGCAGTCAAACATTGGAGAGATCGGAACCTTATTCAAGTAGAAAAAACTGACAGTAAAGGGATATACCAATGGCCAATTGGCCAGCTACTCAGACGAGCAGAATCACTAGAAAGGAATAATCATGCTTAGGGAACCTAATTTGAGAAAAGCAATACAAAAATATCCTAACGAAGAGTGGAAAAATCTATACGAAGAAACACTACGTAGTATAGATAAATCCAACCACACCACCGATAACGTTTCCTGGGTCGGCACCGCCGACGGGGAATATGCTATCAGCTGGGAAGAATACCGACAAATAAGTGACATTACTTATAACTCCGGATTCGGCGGCACTAATATCCCAAGAGATCTGGTAGTAGTTTTCAGTGATAAAAACTGGCTGGAACGACGCGAATACGATGGAGCAGAGTGGTGGGAATACGTATCCATACCACAGCAATCTTCATCACCCAACAAATTCACACTCACCATCGACGAAGAAGGATCCTTCATAGGACCACGATACCAAATCACAGTAGAACAGGAAATATGATAATGAAAGTACTCAACCAGTGCACTGAAGAAAATCCCAGCATAGTCAAGATTCTTGAAATGCGAATACAACTTCAATTCTACGAGCGAATTTTACAGGGAACCAAAAAATGGGAGATCCGCCGGGACCTGCCTGGAGTACTGCCGCCGGTCGTCAAATACATTGATCCAGACAGCAAGTGCCTCGGCTACCATAGGATTCTCTCTGACCAGCCTGTCACACTGTCTATCGATATTGACACATCTGCTCTTGTCCGCGCTGTCTGCCAGCTCGGTGACATCACACAGGACAACTATGAGCAGCTATTCTCCGGCAGCGAAAGACTGTATGCAATGCCTATAGATTCCACGCCGCTAACATTGAAGGAACTCAGCATCTAACCATTTTTTCAAAATAAGAAACGATGGAAATAAACGCTGGGACGCACACGTGTTATAATCGGCTTATGCCGAAAGTATAACGGTATAACAAGGAAAGAACTACTATCCCTATATCTTTCCACTCCTTTTCTACTAAACAGTAAACACAAAGCCTAAGCCCCTTTATACATACAGCCTAACCAAGCCAGCCATAAAGGGGCTTACGCATAACCATACACAGAAAGACCCAAGCTAAGCAGAGAAGCTAAAGCATACATACAGAGAAAAAGAGGAAAGGAATAACATACAACCATGCCAACCACCAACCCAAGAAACGCAAACGGAAACAGACGACGCAAACTCAGAGCACGAATACTAGCCACCCAAAACATTTGCTGGATCTGCGGCAAACCCGTCAACAAAACACTCAAAACACCACACCCACTAAGCCCCGAAATTGATGAGATTATCCCAGTCTCATTAGGTGGAAGCCCATACGAATACCGCAACTGCAGACTAGCACACCGATACTGCAACCAGATCAAAAGCAACCACAGCATCACATACGCCAGACAAAAACTAACACACAACACCATCAAACCCACCACAAACACAAAAATCACCACCACAAACGACCTCTAAAAACCGCCCCCAATCCCCCACCCCAACAACACCCAGGGGACCCTACCCCTACCCCACCACACACGGCGTCCCCGGGCAAAGCGCCAATATCTCCCCATAAACGGTATGCGTCACACTTAAGCGTAACATAACGGGTTTATGCATGTCACGCTTAGATGGAAGGAGCTTGATTATGATATGCCAGCAGTGTGGGAAGAAGTTTCGTCCGTCCGGTCATGGTTCACAGTCTAAGTATTGTTCTCCGGCGTGTAAGGCGAAGGCGTATCGTGCTCGTAAGAAGGCGGGCGTGAAGGGTGATAAGCCTCATCGTAAGTCTAAGACTGTGACTGTTGATGTGTCCAAGACAGTGAATGCGACTTTAGATAAACACGAGTTTGACCGGATGATGGACGGCAGTTATGAGGATCAGCTGCGGTTTGCCCGGGACGTTTTGCGTAAGGCTTTGGGTAGTGAGGCTACCCCTGCTGCTTCGCTGGCTCCCATCGCTCGCGAATTGTTGGCTGTGTCTAAGCAGTTAGATGACTTGGATCCGTCTTCTTCGGGGTTTGATTTGAGTGAGGTGTTGAATGAGTCTGATGAGCAGTTCCAGCCAGATGGTTTTAAGTAGTATTGCTTCTCATTTGATTTATCCGGACGGGATCGTATCCTCCGAGTTTCCGAAGCTGCGGCAGGTGGCCGCGATGGCGGGCATACAGTTTGACTGGTGGCAGGACGAACTGTGCATGCTCATGTGGGGCAAGCGTAAAGACGGGTTGTATGCTGCCGGAGTGTCCGGCTGTGATCTGAGCCTTCCCCGTCAGATTGGTAAGACTCACACAGTAGGTGGCTGCGTGACCGCTAAGTGTCTCCTAACGCCGCATACAACAGCGCTGTGGACTGCGCACCGTACCCGCACGTCGGGTGAGACTTTTAAGACGATGAGCGCGCTCGCGGACAGCCCTAAAATGAACAGATATGTTAAGGGCGTGCGCCGGGCTAACGGGCAGGAAGAAATAGAGCTTAAGAATGGCAGTCGTATCCTTTTTGGCGCGCGTGAGCAGGGATTCGGACGAGGATTCAGCAATATTGATATTGAGATTTTCGATGAGGCGCAGATTCTGACGGAGAAGGCTCTTGACGATATGCTGCCGGCCACGAGCGCGGCGCGTAACCCGCTGATCTTTTACATGGGTACGCCTCCCCGCCCGTCGGATCCAGGTGACGTGTTTACGGATAAAAGGGATCAGCTTATAGGAGGCCAGGACAGGGACGGTTTGTATTTGGAGTTCAGTGCGGACCGTGACTGTGATCTTGACGACCGTTCGCAGTGGCATAAGGCTAATCCCTCCTACCCGCACCGTACGAGTGAGAATAGTATTTTACGGTTGCGCCGGCAAATGAGTGATGACAGTTTCAGGCGTGAATGTTTGGGCGTGTGGGATGAGGCTACTCACAGTGGTGTTATCCCGATTGATGATTGGGATGCTTGCGTAACTGATCAGCCGAATATTAAAGGTGTCCGTTCGTATGCTTTGGATATGAATCCGCTGCGTACCCGCATTTCTGTAGGATGCGCGGTGAAGCATGAGGATGGGACAGCTCACGTGGAACTGGTCAAATATGACTTGTCGGAAACAGTTACAGTCCCGTCTCTCGTCGAGTTTTTCCATAAACGGTGGACTAAGACTGCTGCAGTACTTGTAGATGTGCAATCCCCGGCATACGAGTTTGTCGATGCATTGAAAGATGGCGGTATTCGTGTCACTGTGACGAATACGCGGGATGTGTCTGTAGCCTCAGGCCGGCTCCTCAGCATGATTAAACGGCATGAGATTACCCACACTAACCGTGAAGCCCAGCAACCGTTATACGAAGCGGTGGAGAAAGCAACACAACGGCCTCTAGGTAATGCGGGCGGATTCACCTGGAACAGGATGGATGTGGACACTGATATTAGCCCACTGATGGCAGTAACGCTTGCCTTGCATGGCAGTTTCACGTCGAAACGCAGGCCGGGAAGGAAACAGGAGGTGATGATATGACGGGTTTCCCCACGCAATTGGCCACTATCCCTGATGCTGATAGACCTTACCTGGATATTGGTTCCGGGCATGCGTCACGCATTACTGGTGTATCCGATGAAGACATGCCGCTTATTGTTGAACTGTTCAGAGTGTGGAGGAAGAAGTATCCGCGGAATCTGATCCGATCATCCTATTATGATGCGCATGAACGGTTTAAGGATTTTGGTATTAGTATCCCATCTAAAATCAAGGCTCGCGCTGAGGCAATGATTGGATGGCCATCTAAAGCAGTCCGTTCCTTAGCAGATCTGAGCACATTCCAAGGATTCGCGTTCCGTGGCGATGATATGTTCGGAGTGAATGATCTGGTAGATAGCAATGAACTGGATGTGGAAATGTCTGAAGCTATTACCAGCGCATACACGCATTCTTGCGCGTTCCTCACTGTGACGGCTGATGAAGATGATGCTACACGCATGCGTATCACCCCGCGAAGTGCAGACTGGAGTGCCGCCTTGTGGGATAATACACGCCGCCGGATCCTAGCTGCCCTCACAATCACATCAGCCGATAAAAACGGCAGGATCACCAGTTTTAATGTGTGGCTGCCAGGCAGAATATACGTATGCACCCGTGATTGGGGAGCATGGGCAGCCACCCGTATTGATACGTACTATCCTGAAGTGAATGTTGTCCCACTGGCTTACGATGCGCATCTGAACCGGCCTTTCGGAAGATCACGCATATCCCGTACTCTCATGTCGCTCACGGATATCGGATTCCGTACGATTATGCGCATGGAAGCTTCCGCAGAATTTTATTCTGTCCCGAAACTATGGTTTCTGGGGGCTGATAAAAGCGCTTTCAGCAGCGATACATGGTCCAGCCTGATCAGTGCCATTAACGCAATCAGCAAAGATGAGGACGGGGACAAGCCTGAGATCAAGCAGATCAGCCAAGCATCTATGCAACCGCACGGAGACATGTTGAAAACAATTGCGCTACTCGTATCCTCAGAAACGAACCTGCCGATATCAGATCTTGGGATTGTCACCGAGAACCCCACAAGCGCGGAAGCGATGGCTGCAGCAGAACGTAAACTATCGCGCGAAGCTGACCGGCAGAATATCAGATTTGGCAGGGCTATTAAACGCGCAGTAATAATGAGTATCTGCCTGCGCGATGGTCTTATTGACGCTCCTGACAATCTACGTACGATAACACCGTTGTGGGCTCCTACCCGTGAGGTTAGTGACGCATCTAGGGCGGACTATTATGCGAAACTGGCATCAGTGAACTCTTCTTTTGCAACCTCTGATGTGGGCATGATGAAGGCAGGATTATCTCCCAGCGAGATCGAGAGCCTGCACGCTTATGAGCAGAAAATGCAAGCCCAGCAGACAATCCAACAACTTAAGGATAAAACTTTACAGGCTGACGTGAAACCGGAGGATGCGCATGGCACAGAAGAATCCACCGGACATGAGCCCGCAAGATCCAAGGATGCAGGAACTGCAGAAGCTGCTCAACCAGGCGCACAAGGACTACAAAACTAATCTGGATAACCTGCGTGAAGCTGGAGCCTTTCAGATAGAGGAACTCTATGAGCGTGGTGTGCCGCAAATGTGGGAAGTCCAGGACGTTATCAAGGATTACACGCATGCTGCCCAACAGCTGGCGGATAATTATTATGAGACTCTACGCCAACTGTGGCAGGAATACGGGGGAAAACAATTCCCCCAATTCGACCATACAAAGCGCGTAGAGTTCATGCGTGTCCTGTGGCAGCAGCAGGGCGGATTCAATGATACTGATTACGCTGGGCTCACCTACCAGCAGGTGCGTGATGGGCTGGCCAGAAGCGGGCTCACCTTGGAAGATTTATGGCCTGACCTGTCGAATATGGATGATGCTCAGCAGCTGCTTGCCGACCTGGTGAATACGGGTGCACGCATGCAGACCCTATTAAATATGCGCCATGACCCGCACACACCCCGATATGCGCGTGTTCCGCGCGGCTCTAAAACATGCGCGTTCTGTACCATGCTCGCATCCCGCGGATTCGTCTACTGGAGTGCGAAAACAGCAGGCGAGAACAATGCTTATCATCATTTGTGTGATTGTCAGATCGTTGTCAGCTGGGGATCCCAAACCTTGGAAGACTACGATCCTGAACACTATCAGGAAATGTATCAGCAGGCTAGAGAAACCACAAACCACCCGAAAAACTATCGGGAAGTATTGAAAACGATGCGCCGCCAAAATCCTGACAATCTGACCGATGGCGTGGATCCGCAGTGGAATGAATCCCGTAAAAGCCTAAGCATGAAAGGGCAGAAACAGGATACACCAGCGTCATGGCGTCAACGTCAGGAAAATGTAGGCGTCTCGTTAAGCAAGGGACAGCTTAAATACCATGAAATCGTTTTCCTGGAGAAATTCAAAGAATTAGGCAATTCTTTCGACTGGATCACGGAAGGTGGAGATAAACCTAAAAATGATTTCATATGGAAGAACCACGATAATGTAGAAGTAGAATTAAAATCCCCTCACTCCACGAAATACAAGAGTGTAGCAGACAGGATATCCACATCAGTGAGTTCCGCAAGAAAACAAGGCGTTACTAAAAGTGTGTTCGTTATTGATTATGGTGATACACCTCTGCCTGATAAACTGGTGTACCAGCTTTCTCTGTATAACAAGCGCCACGAGTCCCTTCAGCATATTAAAGAGCTGTGGATCCGTGATTCAAAAGGATTGCGCCAAATCACACTGATTAAATAATGAACGGTACCACCCGGGACTAATGTTCCAGTCTTGAAAGCTGGTCGCTCGGGGATACCGTTCGTTACTCTCACTATAACCTTTTTCGCCGTGTTATGCAAGTGGATAAAGCATGCCGACTGTAACTCGGCTACCATTGGTTTCGCAGGTTCGAATCCTGCACACGGCACAATCCCACAGCCCTGCAGCCGTGGGACCACACCACGCACGTGTGGTGTGATAACTGAAGAATAACAGAAGATCGCTTTTCATATGGAAACAGGTACAGCATCCTGCGCACGTAAGATGCTGTACCTCATATACACGTAAGCCACTCGCAACGGGTGGCTCTTTTTATACCCGGAACGGGGAAACCAATTAGGAGGAATTATGTTCACATTTCTACATCTCCCGCACACTATCCGTACTCTTACCAGTGATAGTGATACGGGCGGTTCTGATACTGATCTTCAGGAGTCTGCTGAACAGCAGTCTGCTGGGGGTAACGAACCAGACCAAGTAGATTATGAGGCTAAATACAAGGATATGCTTGCCCATTCACGCGAATGGGAGCGGCGTGCTAAAGCTAATAAGGCTGCTGCTGTCGAGCTTGCTCACCTGAAGGAAAGCCAAGCAGAAGAAAAGCAGAAGTATGAAGCACTGCAAGCCAAACTGGAAGCCTATGAGGCTGAAAACGAGCAAAAACAGTGGAAAACTGAAATAGCTCACGAGCTTAACGTTCCCATGGAACTGTTACGCGGATCCACTCGCGAACAGATCCAAGAGCATGCCGAACAGATAGCCAGTGTCCTCCACCCCAAGCCGAAAGCCCCTCAGATCCATTCCGCGGGGAAACAGCCCGATAAACCCGAATCGTCAGACAAACAGGAGTTTATCCGCCAGCTTTTCGGCGAATAACCAAAACCCAGAAATATTATTGAAAGGAACCTATTATGGCAGAAAAAGCATTAACTGCCGGCGCTATCCAGCTGCCTAAAACCGTGGCAGCAGCCATCACCACCAAGGTGAAAGACTCATCTACTATCGCGGCACTGTCCCCACAGCTGCCCCAGCTATTTGCAGATAACGTTGCTCTCGTCTTTGATGGCGCGTCTGAAGCAGAAGTAGTAGCTGAAGGTGCAGCCAAATCCTCTTATACCCAGGAAGTCACTGCCCAGACAGCGAAAAGGGTAAAAATCCAGACCACGACACGAGTCACCTCCGAACTGCAGTGGGCTGATGAAGACAACCGTACTGAGATCATCGACAGGATCCAGGAAGATCAGGCAGCAGCAATAGGCCGCGCACTAGACTACGTTGTCTATCATGCAGTCAACCCGAAAACAGGTGCTGTACTGCCGGACTTTACGAAACTGTCCGACACTGCTACACAGGTTACTGCAGGTACCGATGAGACAGCCAATATGGATAGCCTGATCAGCGCAGTGAACGAAGATTACGAGGTTAACGGCCTGGCATTGTCTAAGACCTGGGCGAATAGTCTGCGTAAGCTGCGTGTACCCTCAACAGGGATGCGCCTGTACCCGGAAATCCCGCTGAACCTGCAGACCACGACCGTAGAAGGTCTGACTGCTGCCACATCCGGCACAGTCAGCGGACGCAGGGCAACCGAAGCGACCAAGGTTCTCGCCTTCATCGGCGATTTCAACATGATTCGATGGGGTATGATCCGTGATATTACCGCCGAACTCATCCCCTATGGTGACCCGGATCAAAGCGGCGTAGACCTGAAGGCACATAATCAGATTGCTTACCGTACAGAAGCAGTACTGGCATATAGCGTGCTGGATCCTCACGCTTTCGCCGTCCTGAAAAAGGCGGCATAATGCCCGCAGTAATACAAAGACTCATCGTCATGCCCGATGAGGGGGATACCCACCAGCCAACTATCATGGATGCGCCTGTCAAACTGATCAACCCAGACGGCACACCCTATACAGGCGGCACAGGTAGAAGGATCCCTTATCTGCCAGAGAATACGACCCTCAAAGCCCTGCGTAAAGCTCTCCTGGACGCCGGGCTTATGGAACCCGACCCACAGGCCGAACCCTCCGCAACCACGCCGGCGGACACCACCCGCACGACTGACACGCAGAATGAGGAGACGGCTCCTGATGAACAGGATTCTAAGGATAGTGAGGAAGATTCCCTGTAAAGTAAGGAGCTTCTCATGAGTGACCAGAATACCAGTTTCGCTACTATTGAAGATCTGGAAGCACGGTATAAGCCTCTCGGATTAGGTCAGAAAAAAGCTGAAATCCTCTTACAGGATGCCTCAGCCCTGATCAGGGATACAATCCCAACGTGGAAGACCACAGCTAGCCCGGATAGCCTGAAAAGGATCACCTGTGACATGGTACGCCGCGCGTTGAGTGCTGAAGGGATTCTTGGCGACGGTTTAGGCGGTATCAGCCAGACCAGCGAGACAGCAGGCAACTTCAGCCAATCATTCACCTTTTCCAATCCAATGGGCGACCTGTACCTGACTAAAGCTGAGAAACGCCTCCTGCGGGGAATAAGCGGGACAGACGCCTTCCACATTGACATGGCAGGTGATACTCATGCTCCACGGTGAAACCATCACTATCCTACGCCGCGTTAATGGTGATCCAGATTCTTTCGGCGCATCTAGCAGCACTATCACGCAGGAACACGTGGATAACGTGCTTATCACAGATGGTACAGGATCTAACAGTACAGATTCTACGCGCCCTGATGGGATTACAGTCGCGAAAACACTCTACTTTCCACGCAGCTGGGAGTATAAGAGTCTGCGCGGCTGTCAAATCAGGATAGACGGCCAAGACTACACCGTGATAGGAGACCCCCGCCCATATAAAGGCGGGATCACTCCTACACAGTGGAATCTTAGTGTACCGGTAAAAGATACGAGAGGATAGAAATGTCATGCAAGGCGTTGTAAAACTCAATTTGAGTGGGTTCCGCCAGTACAGGCAGGATCCTACAGTGATGGCCGCACTGGACAGGCAAGCAGTTGAAATGATGCGTCGAGCCAACAGTATGCATGTTACCCGCGGCGCGGTCTACGATTACGCTCCCTCAATGCGTACCAGTCACGGGTCTATCGCACTGGTTTCTACCAGTAACGATAAAGCCCGCGTAGACCAAGCCGCACACGGTACGCTGTTGAAAGCTGTAGGAGGATAACCATGGCACAAAACATGGAAGCCATAGTTATCCAATGGCTGGCTGATGATCCGAAACTCAAAGGTTATCCCGTGTATGCTGCTATGCCCGCTGACAATCCGGAAAGAGTGATCACGGTCGAACAGACCGGCGGACGCATAGGATACGCCATCAACACGTACATGATGTGTATCTACATATACGCGGCCAGCAGATATGAAGCCAGCCAGACAGCACTCCAAACAGTCATACCCCGGTTACTGGATTTATGGAAACTGCCTGGCATAGCCTCTGCCACAATTGAAAGCATCGCCCACTACCCCTTCCCGGGTCCACCGGTACGGCACAGGTACATGGTCACCTGTCACATTACTGCAGCTGCACAATAAGTGCAGCTCATTTTATTACCCATTTATTATCTATTTCTTTGAAAGGAACCTATTATGGCATCTAATGATGTTGCTGTAGGCAAAGCCAACCCGGCAGGCGTCCTGTACTGGGCACCATTGGGCACACCACTCCCTACAGACCCTACAACCCCACTCAACAGCGCATTCAAACCCGTAGGCCTGCTGAACGAAGATGGCCTAACCAATGCGGCAGACATGGATAAAACTGAAGTCGCCGACATGGACGGTAACACTGTCCTGACCATCGTCAGCTCCTATAAGGAAACCATGCAGTTCGTCATGCTGGAAACCAACGAAAACAGTTTGAAGATGCGGTACGGTACAGAAAACGTATCCACCACAGGGAATATCACCAAAGTGGACCATAAAGTACCATCCGGCGAAAGGCTCGTACTGGTAGCAGACATCCTGATGGCCGGCAATGATAAACGGCAGCGTAAGATCATGCCGGATGCCACCCTAGGCGAAGTGGGAGATGTCCAGTATCACTCTTCCGACGCTATCACATACGACGTCACCTATTCGCTCAACAAGAGTGACCTTATCGACGGTGCTACGATGCGCGACTATATCGCGCCCATAACTACGGCAGCTGCAGCAGCAGTAACCCCGCCAGCACACCACGACTAAAAATAGTTAATTAATTATCTGGCCAGCCCCTCTAAACGGGCTGGCCAATCTTATTGAAAAGAGCGCCTAATGACAACATTCCCGGCAGACCACAAACAACCTAAAGACCAGCCCCAAACCATCACGATCAACGATGTTACTCTTACAGTAAATCCTAATATTTTTGACGATCTGGATATGGTGGACTACATGTATGACCTCCAGCATGCCAGCGAAGACGGTCAAGGAGACGGAGCCCTTAGCATCAGCCCCATGCTCAGGAAGATCTGCGGCACACGATACGCTGCAGTCAAAAACGCTCTACGCGATAAAGAAACCGGGCGCATCCCTTTGGAACGAATCCAAGGATTCATTAACAGTGTCCTTACCCGCCTAGCCCCAAACTCAGAACGCTCATAGGAATGCTCATCACCCGCCCGGACACACTCCGGGCGGATATGCAGCACTTCTATGGGCTTGACATTGATGAACTCGGATACAGTATCCGCATACGCCGTGCCGCCGACTTGGCTGCCAACCTGCCTCCACAAGCATTGATCTGGGGGCAGATCGACCCCAGAGCACAATGGACTACCACCGATTATCTCCTGGCTAACATCGCAGATAATACGGGGTTCCTCGCATGGTCAAAAACCAAAGCAGCTAAAGGCCGGTATAAAGGGCAAATACCCCGACCCGGACAACACCCAACCCCAGCAGAATCCACCGGTATCCACACCACAACAGGCAGCGCCCGATCCGTTGAAGAGCTCAAAAAACTATTAAACCTACCCGATAACCTTTTCACACCAGAAAAACAACTATAAACAGAATAACTTAAAACTGGAGGGAAGAGAGATGGCCATAGAACTGGCACAAGCATACGTGCAAATCGTCCCCAGCATGCAAGGCGTCGGCAACGCTATCAGCAAAGCATTCGGCAACAGCTCAAGCCAAGTCGGGAAAAACCAAGGCGCACTGGCAGGCAAAGGATTCGCCGGCGGATTAAGCGCCATGGGGCTCATAATCGGCGCAGCGTCCGCTATCACCCAAAAAGCCATGAGCGTGATCGGGGACAGTATCGGCAGCGCAGTCAACCGTGCTGACCAGATGAGCAATTTCCCTAAGATCATGCGGAATCTCGGATACTCTTCTGACGACGCGGCAGCCAGCATCAAGACCATGAGCAACAGACTCGACGGGCTGCCCACCACGCTCAGCAGCATGACCGGCATGGTCCAGCTCATCGCCCCAGTCACTAAAAGTCTGAAAGACGCGACAAACATCAGCCTGGCATTTAATGATGCGCTCCTCGCGGGCGGAAAATCCACTCAAGTCCAGGCAAACGCTATAGAACAGTATTCCCAGATGCTTGCCGCCGGTAAAGTAGACATGCAGGCATGGAGATCGATACAGAACGCTATGCCCGGCCAGCTCAACCAGGTAGCAAAAGCACTGTTGGGCACCGGCGCGAACGCCAATGATTTGTACAACGCCATGAAAAAGGGGAAGATCAGTTTCGACGATTTTAATAATGCAATTGTCAAACTCGACGGTCAAGGGCTCAACGGTTTTGCATCCTTCAGCCAGCAAGCAAAAGATGCCACCGCTGGCATTGGGACAGCGATGGAAAACGCGCGTAACCGTGTGGCTAAAGCTATCCAAACGATCATTGAAGCCTTCGGCGGGGAAAATATAGCTGGGGTTATCAACAATTTCACCGCACAATTCGGAAAAATAGGCACAGCCATAGCAGCTGTCGTCAAACTTGTGGTACATGGCGATTTCACTAGTGATTTTGCTCGGATCTTTCATGTAGATGAAGATAGCACAATCGTTGATTCGCTTCTGCGGATTAGGGATACATTTAAGAATCTTATTTCTCAAATCTCAGGGATAGCCGTTAACTGGTCAAAACTGATTCCCCCTTCCACAGTAGAAAACGGTGTAAAAGCGATAGCTGACATCTTCGGTTGGCTTTCTAAAAATTCTGGCGGGGTTACTACTGCTTTTGTTGCTGTAGCAAGTGCAATTGCTACATATAAGACCGTAACTACTGCTGCAGCTGCAGCGCAGTCATTACTTAATGCAGCTATGAATTTGAATCCTATAGGGCTTGTTATAGCTGGTATTGCTGCCTTGGTGGCAGGACTTACATGGTTTTTTACTCAGACTGAGACAGGTCGGAAGATCATATCGTCAATCGCCAATTTCTTTGTGTCTACGTGGAATACGATCAAGTCTACCGCAATAAATATTTGGAATAGTATTGCCAGCTTTTTCACTGGTTTATGGAACGGTATTAGCAGCACTGTTACGGGTGTATGGAATGGTATTAGTTCTTTCCTGTCTTCTGCGTGGAATGCAATCAGTACAACATGGCAGACAGTGTGGAATAGCATCCTCGCGTTCGTTACCCCGATCTGGCAGGCGATAAGCACCACCGTGATGACCGCAGTCAACGGGATCATCAGCTTCTTCCAAACCATCTGGGGGGTAGTACAACCGATCCTCCAGGACATCATTGATATCGTCACGACTATTATCCAAACCGCGGTGACGATTTGGGGTCTGATATTCCAACGTATTTGGCTGACGATACAAAGCGTATTGAGCTGGATCCAGACTACGTGGACTACTGTGTGGACAGCGGTCTGCAATTTTGTTATCCCGATTTGGACAGCGATCAGCACTACTGTCAGTAATGCTATTAATGCGGTGCGCAACGTGATTACGGCTGTCGTATCGGCGATCCAAACGTGGTGGACAGGCACGTGGAGCGCTATAAGCGCATTTGTCACGCCGGTCTGGAACGCAATAAGTAACACGATCCGCAGCATAATCACCGGGATTAGCAATACTATAAACAGCGTGCTTAACACAATCCGTGGTGTTTGGAATAGCGTGTGGAGCGGCATAAGCAACTTTATCCGCCCCATTTGGGACGGGATCCGCAATACGGTACAGTCCGGTATTAATGCGGTTGGTAATACGGTGCGTACGATTAAGGACGTGATCAGCCGCTGCTTTACCGGGGCCGCCCAATGGCTGGTAGACGCTGGTAAAAACGTGATACAAGGGCTTATAAACGGCATTAAAGGCGCATTCGACTGGCTGAAAAAGACTATAACCGATTTGTGTCATAATCTGGTCAATTTTGCCAAGAAACTGTTGGGGATTGCTTCCCCGTCACGTGTCATGGCTAAGGAAGTCGGCCACTTCCTGCCTTTGGGTATTGGTAAAGGCTTCAGCGATGCTATGCCTGCTCTACGCGCATCTATGATGCGGGATATGCAGGGATTGTCTAAGGATGTGAACGCCGGATGGCAGGCACATCCCATAATGAGTATGGATCCCACGTATATGATGAGCCCTTCATATCTGGGTGGGGAAACCACTACAGGCGGTTCACTGGGCGATAAGATCGATCTGCTGATAGACCGTGTAGACGCTTTCAATAAGAGCATGCCCGCATATATCAGTAATTTCACGCCGACGTTAAGCCAGCGTGATTTCAACAGGCTTGCCCGTGAAGCCATCTAAAGGAGAATAAATATGGTTTCTTCTTTGAAGTATAAGAATAGTTCCACGTTTGCCATAAACCTTTCCGGCGATAGTGGGCTTTATGGGCAGGCTGCCCTGAAGATCCGTGGCTATGCGTGGGACTATTCTACTGGCGATCATGCTCTCGCGGGCGTATCCCGCAGCGCCCGCGAAGCTGATCTGGAAATCATCGCCTACCGTGAAGAAGGCCGGAGATCTCTGGATACTCTTATTGAACAGTCCACCCTGGATATGGATATCCAAAAGCCTGGCATCTTGTTTATTGATGACTGGCAGACAGACTGTTATATCCCTAAAATAGAGATCAGCACAGTCAACCCGCAGTATATAAAAGCCACATTAACTATAGTCCTGCTTAACGGTGTATGGCGTCGTGGAGTAACCACGATGCTTCAAGCAAACACAGCCACGCCTGCCACGTCCACATTTTTGGACTATCCGCATGATTACCCGTATGATTATTTGCGTCCCAAGCCTACGCAGTATGTTTCTAACCCAATGCCATACAGTGTGCCTGTCAGCATTATCTACTATGGGCCCGCTACGAACCCTTATATTTCTATAGGATCCAATTCATATAAAATATCTGGTGTTCTTCAAGAGGGTGAGCGTATCGCTGTGAACCCGTATGATCACACGGTCACAAAAATTGAGGTTAACGGGCGACGGTCAAACGTATTCTCTTCTGCTGACCGTGGCAGCGGTCTCGGTTCTGGAAGATACATCTTTCAGCCGGTGGAATCGGGCGCTAACCCTGTTTCTAAAATTGAATCCCATAAAGTCGATATAACGGTGTGGCAGGAGAGGATGACACCACCATTATCTTCAACTTCACGGGGGGGGTATAGATGAGTGATCCATTACTCGTATACGCTATAGGATCCACCCCATTGGGGGAAACACCCAACTTCACTTTAGATCTGGCATGGGGCAGGACTGAGAACAATTTTGCTCTCACCCTCACCGATCCCAACTTACGGTTAGATAAACGTACGTGGATTTATTTAGACGGCACCCCTTGGGGCGGGATCATTGATGCAATTGAACCCTCTAAAACCGGTAGTACTCGCAGCATACAATACGAAGGTAGAACCTTCAGTGGTGTGCTGGCAGGTAAGATCCTCAGCCCTGACCCTCATCAGGACTATCTTACCGTATCCGGCTCACCCGCAACTATCCTGAATAGACTTCTCAAACGGTGCGGACTGTCACAAGTCTTCACTGCTGGCACATGCGCCACCACCCCAATCAGCTCCTACCAGTTCAACCGGTACACAGACCTGTGGTCTGGGCTGCTTGACCTTGCTGCAGCAAATGGGTTAACCATCACATTCCAATGCCAAGATAACCGTATCTACATATGTATGGTCAAACAACGCCGTTTCGGCGATACGATAGATGATGACGTCCTGGACTTTACTATCAAAGACAAAACACCTATCAACCATCTCATCTGTGGAGGTAAAGGCGAACTGGCATCCCGCGAAATCATCCACCTGTATGCTGACAGGAATGGGAATATTAGCAACCAGCAAAGCATCTTCGCAGAGGAGGAGAAAACACAGTTTTACGATGACAACAATGCAGAGGGCGAGGAACTGCGCGCTAATGGAATCAAAAAGCTTAAAGAACTGCAGAACGTCGATACACTGGATGTAACCTTACACGCCAATAATGATATGAGTGTAGGAGATATAGCCGTCGGATTTGACCCTATTACCGGTATTACTATCAGCCAGATTGTTGCCAAACAGATCGTAAAGATCTCCCACAATACTCTCACTGTGAATATTGAGGTAGGCAATAAAACCACTGCCAGCAGCACACCCATTAAATAAAGGAGAGCATCATCATGCCCAAAACAGAAAACATTGCACTCTATGAGTGCGACCGCTGCCACCGTCAAGAATACATTAAAGATGGCGGAGACACCTCAAAATGGCTCACCATCAGCCGGATTGATATCAACGGGCAGGATTATCCAGCCCTGATGTGTGACACCTGTTATACCTTGTATGCACGTCTTTTGCGTAAACAAGAACAGGATTATCAGCATTTCATGGCGAATAAGGAGGATTAAATGTCCGTCCACATGATCACCAGTTATAAAGGATCTGCACATATTACAGCCGCTGACACTGCAGCATTAACAAGCGGTATAGCTGGCACGGAAAGCTACAGGCTCGCCCCTTTAAACTATGCTGACCCCACGCAGAACATGCCGGTAGATTTTGACCCGGATACATATAAGCCACGTGATTTCACCATTATTGATAATAATCACGTTCAAGTCCCTGCCGGTCAATGGGTGTGGAATGGCAGGCATATTATTGTTGATGCTCCGGAACAGGTCACTATTGAATCCGGACAGTCCGGATTGCGCCGGATTGATCTGGTCTGCCTGCACTATACGAAGAACACGAACACAAGCGTGGAAAACGTAGAACTGAGCGTAATCAAAGGCACACCCTCAGTCATAGACGAGGAAGAGCCTAAAGACTACACCAGTTATTTGGGGTATACGAATGTTCAGGATAACCGGTATCTAGTTATAGCCAGAGTCCATTTGGAAGGTTTCACCCTTGAAATTATGGATCCGAATGGCAGCCTGCCCTTCCTACCTACCATCAGATCGCTGGATGTATACCGTAAAAACAGCGTACAGGATGTTACCCATCTGGTGACATTGAATAATCCCGCATTCTGGAACGTCACCCATTTATCAGCTGTCCTACACAATAAAAGGACAGTAAGCATCACAGCCAGCCTTAAACGGCAGACAGCAGAGCTGGATAATCCAGCCGGATGGTTCACAGAAAAAGTATTCACTCTAGACGGATCCATTAAATGCCCTACCGAACTCCACACGCAAGCCGTATCAAACGCCAGCGACCCTAACGGTATCTGCGCTTACGCTAATGATACACAGTTAGGATTACGCAAGATCGATGGTAACGTGCGGCTCGGTGTCGGCGGATGGGTCGAATACTCAATCACTTACAATCTTGCAAAATAGGAGAGTGCAAAGTGTTCGATCCTGATCAAATAGATACTACGATTATTGTGGCAATCATTACAGGTGTTGCTTCACTGGTTGTTTCCCTTATCGGTTTCAAATCCCATAAAAGATCCGACGAAGCCGAAGCCTATAAAGATATGCAGGAAACTATAGAAGGCTTGCACAGGGATATCACCGCCCAGGATAAACGCATCGGCTCACTGTCCCATCTGGTTATTAGCGAGCAGGAACAGCGTCGTGACGCTGAGACCCGTCTCCTGGAAACCCGGCAGAAGAGCCTCGAAAGTACCGCCTACCTGCGGGCTGTTGGCCACTGGATGGCGCAGCTATGCGACGTGTTGGATCCCCAGTGGGCTGAAGACCATCCCAAACCCCACCTACCGGATAGTATCCGGCCAGAAGTGGAAGACGCAGCCCAGAAAATCGGCCTTGACATCAAGAAATAAAAATATTGTAAGCCCCACAATTGTGGGGCTCTTTTATTAAGAAAGGAAAACCTATGACACACCTCAACACTGAACCAGAAGAAGCATCTTCTGTCCCTAAAATAGATACGGGTACTATCGCCCGCACTACTACGCTGATCATCAGCCTTGTACTGGCCGCTTTGGCTGGCGTCAATCAGTATCTTTCCGCGCACGGCCGATCACCACTGACAGTAGATGAGACAACCATCACCAGTGTTGTCACCTATCTTGTTACTGTCGGTACAGCACTCTGGGCGTGGTGGAAACCCAACAACTTTACTGAGCGCGCCCGCCAGAAGTATAAGCTGGCCGAGGTCATTCAACAGGATATGCTCATCGACGAAGCACGCAAGAAATATATTGAATCCCAGCAGACTAAACCCCAGACAGCGGACATCAAGAATCCTCAGCCTGTAAGCACCACAGATACGGGGAAGACTGATGCAGTACCCTCAGCATCCGAGGAAACACCGTCTGATGAGGATAAGCAGAAGCGTGTAGATACTGCTATCGCAGCACTCAAAGAGGCTATAGCAGCACTCAACTAGAAAGAGACGGCACATGACATTAAACGGTATTGATATCGCCTCCCATCAGGCAGGTTTAAACTGTGCTACCATTCCAGCGGATTTCATTATCGTCAAGATCTCACAGGGCACCAAATATGTTAACCCCCTATGGGATAAATGGGCTGGCCAGATCCTTAACTCAGGCAAGAAACTAGGATTCTACCATTACGCTTCAGGCGGTGACCCAATCGCAGAAGCTAACTATTTTTGGACATACGCCAAGAAATACGCAGGCAGAGCAGTCTTCTTCCTGGACTGGGAAGCAGGATACAATAATAGTTTTGCCAAACACTACACTTGGTGCAAACCATGGCTGGATCGTATCGCCCAACTATCAGGCACAACCCCTGGAGTTTACTTCCAGTCCAGCATACACAACAGTTTCAAAAACTGCCACTATCCACTCTGGATAGCCCAATACCCTAACTACACGCCCACAGGATACTTATCCCGGCCATGGAATGAAGGAGCCTACACCTGCGCAATACGCCAATACTCTTCAGTAGGACGGCTCACAGGATACAACGGTAACCTCGATCTGGATAAATTCTACGGAGACCACTCCACGTGGGCGCACACATTCAACATCAATAAGGAGGACATTATGACAGCAGATGATATTAAAGAAATAGCAGAACAGGTATGGCAATACAAAATCGGTGACGTACAAGCACGCGACCGGCTCTATGGCATCGACAGCATCCGCGGCCCCGAACAGAACGACAGGCAGATCCAAATCGCTGACCAAGTCCAGGAGATCGCGCAAAACCTGAAGAACACCAGCCAAATAGATATCAGCCAGCTAACCGCATCTGTGAAAGCACTCGCCCAAGTCGTTATCGCACTGGCAAGCAAATAACAAACATGATATACTAAACATGCCCGTAGTTACGGGCTAACCCTCATAATATATTGATCTCTCTCCCCCTCGCCCAACCTTCTGGGCGGGGGGCTATTTTTTATTGTTCTTTCTTAGATCTGCCTCCGTGTCCTGGACGGTGTGCGTCCCATTGTTCGATGGTCGCACGACACATCAAAAAAGACAACAAAACAAAAAATTAATATGATAAAAATAGCATTAATACTGGGCTTTCAGGGTGGTCTAAATATCCCTCTGTCTCCGCCCCAGCCCTTACAGTACATCTGCTGTGAGGGCTTATTTT